CAAACTTTATCGATATAGTTTGACTTGGAATAGCATCGATAAAATTAAAAAAGCTATTGATAATTGCATAAAAGAAAGAGGATTATTATTATTTTATGATCATCGTACTGGCGCAGGTGAAGGTCATGTAGATGAATCGAAATTAAGAGCAATTCTAGCTTATGCAAAATCAAAAATAGAAACCAATCAGTGTCGTGTGCTGAATATGAATGATGCTGTATCATCTTTCTTCGGAAAACAATTAGTTGATAAGAAACAAGAATTGGTTACAGTTAATGTTTCTCCTAGTTTATTCGATATTACGATGGCTGGATTAATAGAGAAAAAGTGGTTTTTTTCAAAACATTTAAGCAACATAGGAGAGGTGTATAAAACAACCATATTAAATAAAGAAGAAATTGGTGTTATTGAATATCCAGGGAACATTCCATCTGGTAAGGCAAATAGTATGCAAACAAAAGTCCCTTTAAGAAATTTAAATATGAATAATATAGAGAACCAAAATATATATTTCGCACAAGATATATGGGGCGATGGGGATATTCATAAGGTAAAGTTTTCTTTAGAATTACGTTATGTAAAGGCAGATGGGAGTTATGACGGCACACATGTGAATGAAATTAAAGTAAGTAATAAACGAATGAGATTCGAATCTATATCTACACCTTTCAAGCTCATGGATTTTGACCATGCAATGATATATCTTCGTATTGAAGCATTAGACAATATTGCAGCACCATTAAAAGTCTTTTTAGGTAAACCAGTTATTTCTTTCGGTGTACCCAAAGCAGATTTAACCCCAATTCAGGAAACTGTAAATAGAGACAGTGGAGAAATAAGATTAAGTCTAGACGCTGTGGTTCCTTTAGGAGAATCTTGGCCGTTAAAAACTTGGATTAATTATACTTTAAATGCATTTGAAAATGCCTATATCAAAAACTCAAATAATGCTACTTTTGAAGTGAAAGTAGGTGGATACTACAGTATAAATTTCAACAGTCATTTTGATGTTAAAGGAAGTGGTTCACCATCAGCATTCGGTAGGCTTGTTGTAGATATTGGTAAAACAGGATTTGCAGCAAACACTGCTGAAAGGAACATTTGCTATTATCGACCACCAGATGATCGATTTTCTATGCAAGCGAGTCATCTATTGTACCTTGAAAAAGGGGAGAAAATCTATATTCGAGGGTTCTATGACGATAATCAAGGCACTCTTACAGAATATAGAGAAAAGGCATCAATTCGCGTAACGTATGTACGTTAGGAATGATTTGAACAAAATACGGCTTTTACAACAAAACTAAGCGTGCTGATAGCAGGCTTTTTTTATTTTTTTTTTGAAAGGAGGATGACGATGTTTATGCCGGAAGAAATCTTTAAATTGGCGTTATCACAAGGACTCTTAGCAGTCCTTTTTGTTTGGCTATTTTTCGATTCACGTAAGGAAAGTAAGGAACGCGAGGGTAAATACCAAGCTGTAATCGAGAAGAACCAGGAGGTAATCGAAGAGCAAGCTAAAGCCTTCGGATCACTATCGAAAGATGTAACGGAAATCAAACAGATTTTAAATACGAAGGAGGACGTGAAATGAATCGCTTAATTAAATTATTTGTCTCTATGGCTACCGTAATGGTAGTCTTTTTTTCGTTCATGGGTGGGGCGTTTGCCGAATCGATTAACCGTATGCTCATCCCGGATTTACCGAAACAGGCATATCGTTATGGGGTCGGTCAATACGAAGGTGTCGTAGCCCATTCGACAGCCACTCCCGAAGCACCGGCTATTAATATTCGAAACTATGAAGCGCGTACTTGGCGAAACGCATTCGTTCACTTTGCCGTGGACTGGAACGAAACGATTCAAATCGCTGATACGAAGTACGTTGCATACGGTGCGGGTCCAGCGGCAAATAAACGATTTGTCCACGTTGAACTTTCCGAATCTAGCAATCCAGCGAAATTTAAATCTTCGTATGAGCGTTACGTTAAATTACTAGCGAAGATTTTGAAAGACAACGGATTAACAGTCGAACAGGGACTATGGACTCACGAAGATGTTACTCGTAAATTAGGCGGTACTGATCACGAAGACCCTCGTGCTTATTTATCTTCTCACGGCGTATCAATCGCTCAATTCCGTGCAGATGTAAAACGCGCGTATGATAACGGAGAAGTGACCGTCGTAGTACCAGAGAAACCGAATAAGCCAGAAGTGGAAAAGCCTAACGTTTCCGTAACTCCATCTACCGGTGTTGCGTACATCGATGGTATTAATGTTAACTTACGAAAAGGACCTGGGACTAATTACGGTGTGATCCGAAAATTACAACAAGGTGAAGCGTATAAAGTATTCGCTGAGTCTAATGGGTGGTTAAACTTAGGTGGAGACCAATGGATTAAGTATGATTCGTCTTATATTCGTTATGATAAAGGAAATGTAAACGAGAATACTAATGTTGTAGGTAAACGTGTCGTATCGAAAGTAAACGACCTAAACTTCTATCCGAAAGCTACATGGGACAAGTCATACGTATCCGGTACAGTTGACGCAGGACTCGGATTCACTATCGACGCCAAAGTCGACGTAAATGGTTCGCCTCAATACCTCGTACACAATTCGAAAGGAAATACGTACTACATTACAGCTAGCCCGACTTATGTGGAAGTACGTTAATATATCGAAAAGTAAACCGTCTCTGTAAAAAGAGGCGGTTCTTTTTTTATTTTATCCAATATTTTCTTAAAAAGCCTTCTAAAAGAACGTAGGTTCGTATATAATAAGAACAAACGTTCTAAAAAATAGGAGTGATTACCTTGTACAATTATTCTCTTTTTCCTAAACGGATTATATTATGCGTCGATCTACGTAGCTTTTACGCGTCCGTCAGTTGTATCAAAAGAGGATTAGACCCGAGGTATACAAAACTTGCCGTAGTGGGAGACGTGAGTCGAAGTGGTTCAATCGTATTGGCAGCAACTCCGCCACTTAAAGCGTTAGGGGTTAAGAAGATGGCTCGATTATACGAAATACCTAAACGACGCGATATAATTATCGTTAATCCAATCATGCATACATATATCAAATGTTCGAATTACATAACGAAATTAGCGTTACAATACGTAGCGCCAGAAGACTTCCACCAGTATTCCATAGACGAATTCTTTATGGATATGACGGCATCTTTACATTTATTTGCGGATAACCCGTATGAATTTGCGCTGAGGTTAAAGAATGAAATATACGCTAAGACTCGTATCGAATGTACTATCGGCATTGGTCCGAATTTACTTATGAGCAAGGTAGCGATGGATGTGGAAGCGAAAAAGAATAAAGATGGAATAACTCAATGGACATATGACGATATACCCGAGAAGTTATGGAGCATTAGGCCGCTCAGTAAATTTTGGGGTATATCGTATAAGACGGAGGAGAAGTTAAACCGAAAAGGGATACGGACGATAGGAGACTTAGCAAATTATCCGCTGAAATACTTGAAGCAGAATTTCGGTGTAATTGGCGAGGAACTTCACTTACATAGTAACGGTATAGATTTCAGTCGTATCTCGGAAAAGCATGTGCCGATGGAAACTTCGATCGCTAAAAGCCAGATATTGTTACGTGATTATACGATAGATGAATTTCCTATTATTTTGTTAGAGCATATCGAGGAAGTTTGTTATCGATTGCGAAGGCAACATAAGCTCGTTCGAACCGTTCATTTTTCCGTAGGGTACAGTAAAGGATACGGTGGTGGCAGAGGTATACGTAAATCACATACGTTAAGTCGACCAACGAATCTAACGATGGATATCTATAACGTTTGTACATATTATTTACATTCACTATATACTGGCGAACCGATTAGATCTGTCAGTATTTCATTAACGAATTTAGTAAGCGAAGGGGAAGAGCAGATTTCGTTATTTGATAACGTAGTACAACGCGAAAAGGAAATGCGACTAACACAAGTCATGGATGAAATACGTACTAAGTTTGGTAAGAACAGCATATTACGGGGCGTTTCCTATACGAAAAATGCAACCGCAAGATATCGAAATACATTACTAGGGGGACATAAATCATGACTAACATGAGCAATAGTAATATGCCGAAGGGAAGAGGCATGATCAAATGGCAAGCATTCGCCAGTATGCCGGAACAGTTCGCTGGTATTCGAGAAATCATCAAGGAGAATACGAAAGTATCGAGACCTATCGTTACGCAGGACGCAAAGGAACGAATTGAAAATCGATTGCTCATTTCGTTACTAGGCGAAGAGGAGTTAATTATTACACATTACGAGGACGGTTACATACTTACAAATTACTATACCGTTGTGGATATTGATCCTTTAGAAAAGGTAGTTATATGTACGGACGCTTTCCGTAACAAACGAACATTTAAATTTATCAATATTATTGACGTAGAGTAAACGTACACTAAAATCTTTTATACTGGCTTAACGGTTACTTAACGGTACCCTGGTAAACTTAGTTATGTAATTATTACATAACGACAAAGGAGCCGAAATATGACTAGTTCCCTATACGAAATATCAATGCCAGGTTACGAAGAACTAAAGTGGTACCCTATCGAAGTAAAAAGAGGAAAGCAGACGTTTCAATTCGAAGTATATTGCTCAGATAACGAGATATCCGTATTCTATATCGATGAACTAGGACAGAAACGTGCGGTAACAAGTACGGAAGAGTTAACGTTGATGTTGGTAGTCGAAGAGGATAAGAAGCGTTTTTTAGATTACGTAGGAGATGCCGAATGGGTATTGTTAGACGGAGTATGTAGCGATAGAGGGATGACGAAAGAGGAGATATCTGCGTATTTATATTTGAAGACGCATGTATTGGACGCGATGGAAGCACGATGAATACGAAAAGAAAACCGTCCTTCACAGGCGGTTTTCTTTTCGTTTATTTCCATTCAACTAAAGTCAGCTTCTTACAACTCTTACATTCAAATTGTCCTGACCCTTTTTGTACACCTTGCTTACGATTGCAGTTAGGACACTCAACACGTTGATAACCAAGTCCAGCCGCAATAAGAAATGCTGAAACTACAAATAGCGGTATGGCGATAATTATCCCGATAAGAGTGACAAATAAAACTACCGATATTACAAATCCACCGATTCCAGCGAGTATTGATAGTATACGAGCTGCTGTACCGAAGGCTGATCCTCTCTTTTTCTCAACATCAATTATAAACGATTGTCCGTCCGCGGTTTTTCGTAATTCCATAAATAAACCTCCCCATAGTATATCTACGTTAAGTATATCAAAAAGGGCGGTAAATTTCTCCAATAAAAAAGAACGCTTTACTCAGCGTCCTCCACAACGAATAAATCTTCGATTTTTAATTCTAACGCATTGCTGACACGAATTAATGTTTCGATTTCATAACGAGACTGGCGACTAAACCGACTAATTGTAGCCTCTGTCGTACCGGCCATCTCCGCTAAATCCTTTTGTCGTAAGTTACGTTCCGCTAAAATCTCCGATAAACGTGGCGTCACCTTCATAGTAGTACCTCCGTCCTAATTATCCTTAGTTACATCTTACAGTTTCGTAATTATTTCGTCAATAACTATTGACTTGCGAATTACACAAGTGTAATATGAAATCATAAATAACGAATTACACATACGTAATGTGAAAGGGGATAAACGGAATGAATGAGTTTAAATCGTTATTAAACGCTATTCAATTCATAACTTTCGAGGAACTACCCGCAGAATTACGACATGAGATTACTAACAACGTAGATTCAATCGAAACAGAGAACGAGGTACTAATGTTTAAAGTACGTGAACTAAACGTCGGAGGATATTTACATACAATCGTTTATATCGAGACAGATGCTAACTATTACGTATTTACACATGTAGTACTTAGCGCAGGAACGTCAATTAAGAAACAAACGATAAGTAAAACGACTATCAGCATGTTCCAGTTACTACATAACGAGGATAGAGGAGGTAACGTATTATGTTCGCAAAGCTAAACGGTTACTTTGGGCTTGAAACGTTGTCTGATCGTGTTTGGTATTACGGAGTCTTTGGCGTAGGTGGTACGTTGTACGCTATCGATATGTTTATTGTTTATGTACTTTAATACGTGAATTCACGTAGTGAGAAAAACAATTAAATAACGGAAGTTCTCCGGTTAGCCTCATGTAATCATTCGTTTTTAAAAGCGAAGTACACGAGGCTTAGTTTCCTATTGTCTTTTTTAGGAGACTCGAAGGGGATTTCCGAACGTGGAGTTGCCGGTAAACCACGCTAAAAACTGAAATTGGATCGCCTACGTTCGTGCGGGAAGTGCAGAGTACGCTTCTACAAAGTAGGCAACCCGTAACGTATTCCTATTCGTACGTTGCGGGAGGGTGAGAGCGGCCTATAACGGCTCGGGTGGTAGCCATGAGCATTAAGGTGCTCGGGAACACGTTCAGCTTGTCGCACAGGGGTGGCTTTGTGTAGTGGACAAGCCTTCGGCGAAGGGCGTGCGCGATGAAAGTCGCCAAGTGAATAGGGTCTATACATACGGAACACTGACGAAGCAAGGCATGGCAGGAACCGGGTAAGTCGCTTGTCTCTCTTATGCGCTTCGTTTATTTTTAACGTAGCGACGTAGGGGACAAGTCCGCCTTCCAGCCGTTTTCCTAACTTCGCTTCGGCATGATAAAAACCGTAAGTCCTTAAAGTCAAGGGCAAAAACGAAAGAAAACGAAAAATACGCCACTGGCTACGATAGGTGGAGGACGGAAGAAACTACCGATAACTAAGCGAAGTGTAAACGATAGGTAAGTGGAGGAAGGGACGGAGTGAGGCAAACGTTAAGTTTAAACGGAAATAACGATATAACTTACTGATAAATCGGAGGAGGAATAACGGTTGGGAGTTAGGTGAAGGGGACGAGAGTTAATAGAAATTATCGTGAGTACATTCGGTAAAAATAAAGGAGGATGACAGAGTGGGTATATAATAGAAGAAAGTGGTCGGACAAGTGGATGGTCAGCGATATAAAAGAGTGGAAACTAAGGCGTTTCAACATCCGTATATTTTAAGTGACAGTAGAGAAGTCACCATTAGGAACCGAAATAAAAAGAGCGCCTAATAATAAGCGCTCAAAATAATCAGGGAAACCGTTTGTTGTCCGATTAATAATTAATATTTATACAAAATAATGAATGTAAATAAGGGAACTAGCCGTCACTCAATCCGTCACTTCAAAGTGACACTATAAGTCACCAATACGGTCACTGTAACCTCGTAAAACCTTTATACATGAGGGGTTAAGGCCTTATTCTCAATCCGCTCAATCACATCTTGCAATTCATCTGGCTTCAGAAATTCAATCGGAGAGAAGCCTTTCTCAAACGTAAGTGTATCAGCTTCAATCATTAATACGTATCGGTCATTTACCTTTGCGATATGTATTTGATCCCCAAAATCAGCAAGCAGGGCCTTCACAGAGATATGATCTGCTTTTAGCTTTAATTCCACTTCAGGAGCGTGCTCGACGATTTGAGCGGTAGCTTCCATTACTTCTTCGGTTGAAAATTGTTCCATAATTTCGCGTTTCGGACTGGCAGCCCATACTTCCATTGCTTGGTCGAATTGTTCGCGTTCTTCCGTACCTTCTTCAAATACATCTTCGATTTGGTCGTATACCATGTCCATTACTTGCGTTTTCATAATTTCAGGCATAGAGCGTTCGTACTCGACGAATTTTAAGAAATCCTCAAAATAACGGGCGTGAGATGCTTGGTGTATTTTTAGTTCGCCTACTTCGACCATACCTTCTTCAGGCATGCTTAAGTGACTCTTAAGTGAGACCTTAACCGTTGCGGTTATAGGGCTGGTTTATTTCAATCCGAACCTTAATCCGTCACTAGTTGATGATTTTATCGAGTTTGTCAGATACGGATTTTTGCATATCAGGTAACACGTGACTATACGTATTTAATGTTGTTTCAATATCCGAATGACCTAACCTATCAGCAATTAATTTAACGTTAACATTTTGCTGAATTAACATAGTCGCATGTGTATGGCGTAAGTCATGGAAACGTATTTTAGGAAGTCCGAGTTTCTCAGTTAACCCGTAGAATTCTTTTCGCAAATTACGAGGAATCATCGGACTACCTTTTCGAATACATACGACTAAATCATGATCATCGTAATCACGTTGATAATATTTCTTCTCGTTTAGTATTGTTTGACGGTGTAACTCTAATTCCTCTATTAGTCTCAACGGAATATGGATTGAACGTATACTTGAATCGTTTTTAGCACCCAACTTAATTTGTGCGCTTTGAGTTAACGTTTGTCGGATATATAGCCTCTGGTTCTCGAAATCAATATCGCTCCACCTTAATGCCATTATCTCGCCTTGACGCATACCTGTTAGTAAGGCGATTACGAAAGCGATGTAACATCGAGTGAGGCGTTTGATATTCTTGGCTTCATCGATAAAGTAATTGACTTGATCTAGTGTCCATACGTTCATTTCTTTACGACGTCTTTTAGGTAGGGTTGTACCTGTAGCGGGATTCTCTTTGATTAATTTTCTAATCTTAGCTTTCTTTAATGAAGCGCTTATGATTCGAAAAATTAAATGAACAGTATGTGGAGAGTAACCTGATTTATTTACTAAGTCATTTATAAATTTTTGAATGTAAACAGGCTCAATTTGCTGTAACTTTAAATGTCCTAACCTTGGCTTAATCAAATTTTTATAGTAAGTGTAGTGAATATTGTAGGTCCATTCTTCTAATTCTAGTTTTCTTTCTTCAAACCATTCCTCTAAGAATTTAGCATAAGTGATTTTTGATAAGGTAATATTCTCCTCACTAAGTAATTCGGCTTTTAACTTAATCATTGCATCTTCAGCATCTTGCTTCGAAGAAAATCCACGTTTTCTCACTTGTCTTCGTTTGCCGGTGAAAGGGTCCTTTGCGATATTAAAAACGAAAGTCCATTTACCTGTTTCTTTATCTTTACTGATTGTTCCGTTCATATCCTTATACCTCCTGGTAATTCGGAGACAAACGGCTTCCCTACTGTAATTTTATAGAATATGTCACCTTTTGTATAGGGGTATAAAAAGTAGAAAAAGCCCACATTACGCAGGCTTGAAAGTTGTAAAAGGAATCATATCTTCGATATCCCATATTTCTTCTATAACGAATAAGGCAAAAGGTTCTACCGAAGGTTTCACAATGAACCATCGATTTTCATTTGTTTTATGTAAGTACTCTGTATGAGTCTCCAATTCTCTTGTGTAAGTTTCGGTAATAGTTTGATCTGTGAGGTAATCAGTTTCATCATAATCTATATCGTGAGTACTACACTCATGTTGTATACGAACAAATTCCGATGAGTCTCCATCTGAATAGTATAAGACTTCACATTTCTCTAATTGTAGTTCTCCAATTAAATTCCATTCATCTAGTACGTCTTTAATTAATTGTTGTATTTCTTTCGAAATCTCTGCAAGTTTGAAAAGGTTATTTAAATCAGTACCCACAGCAATACTGTAAGGATTTAGATTCTCATCCAATCTTTTTTCCATTAACTTTTCTTTCATAAATATATACTCATAGTCATCCTCGCTAAAATCTTCTAACGGAATTAAGCCATTTCTTTCATCTTGTGACTGGTAGTCTATCCATCTCTCAGGATACGGAATGTCTCCTTTCTTTATAAGTGTCATGTAAGACAAATACATTGCTTTGCTAAGTTCATTTGCGGGTAAGATAAGATATTCTTTATCTTCTATCTCACGGGAAAATGCACGGTTGCCTTTGAGTAATTCTTTCATGTATGTGACCTCCTAATTCGATGTTTATAAATGATAACAAAATAATAGATTATTTCGTGTCGTATGATGTCGAATGATAAAAAACGTAAATTAATTATATTATTTTTTCGAAAAAAGTGCGCGAGGGTTAAAAGTCCCGCGTCATAGTAAATGTAAGGAGTTCACAAGGCATTACACGGAGGTGGAAACGGGTGAGCGAAAATAGCAACTTAGTATCAATCGAAGCCCAAACGGAATATTCAATTACGAGCGGAAAGCGAGAGACACGCATCTTTCTAAAAATGTATGTCGACGCGGTACACTCCGGTTTAATAGCGGACTTAGGTCCGGAAAGATGGACGACATTATGCGTACTAGCGTCATTCATGGACGAAGATGGCGAATGTTATCCAACGCAAGACATGATTGCGAAACGACTCAACATAAGCCGAGAGAGCGCCAATAGACGCATCAAAAAACTATGTGAGTATCGTTGGGATGGAAAGCCGTTAGTCGTTAAGGAAAGACGAAGACACGAGCGTACACAGCAATGGGAGAATACGGTTTATACGATCCTACCAATCAGTCAGCTTGCGATATTCGGAAATGAAGCGGAATCTATTCGCCCATGTGACGCGTAACCACATATGGCTATTTCCACACACGGTTGTAGTTCACACTAACAAGAACTAACTCTTAACAAGAACTATCTTTTAACTAGAAAAAAGATTAAGAGCTAAAACCTTGAAGTCTATTTCTAACGAAATATCCTTCCATCATTAATATATTCGGTGGTAATTATTCATATAAAAGAACGCCGCTAATAAATGATTGGATACGATGAACGAAGTGAAATCGTCAGGGTTTAAATAAATAAGGGGGTAATTAACTTGGATAAAACGATGTTTAAATATGTACGTTTATATAAGGATATGACACAAATAGAATTCTCAAAGCATCTAGGGGTGTCGTTAGCAACAGTTGGACGTATTGAGACAGGTAGCTTAAAAGTAACACCTAAGGTAAAAGCGAAATTAGTATCTAAATTTGAGTTCGACACAGAGTTCTTTAGTTTTGTTGAAAAATACGAAAAGCTAGGTACGTTTGAATGAGTAACGAGGTGGTAGCATTATCAAACGATATTAACATAATCACCGCAGAAATAAATGCTTATCAACAGGTAGCAGGTGAAGCAATTTTCCAGATTGGAAAAAGATTGAAACATGTCAAAGAAAATGATCTCACTCACGGTGATTTTGGCAATTGGCTTAAAAAGGTGGAATTAACGTCTAGAACGGCACAGCGGTTTATGCAAGCATATGAGCAATTCGGAAATACGACGACGTCGTCGCTTTTGAGTAGTTCAAAAATTTTCGAGATATTATCGTTACCAAATGAAATTGACCGACAAGTATTCGTAGAGAAGCCACACACAATTCCATCAACCGGCGAAACCAAAACAGTAGACGAAATGACGGTCCGTGAATTACGTGAAGTAAAGAAAGCTTTGCGTGAGGCAAACGAAGATAAGCAAGTACTCGGGCAACTACTGACGGAAGAACGCAATAAACCGCCGGAAGTCAAATACGTAAAAGATGCCGAATCAGAAGAACAACTACGTTTGTATCGTGAACGTTACGGGGATATATCCGAAAATGTTTACAGGATTACGAACGAAACTGAGATTTCTGGTATGGTAATGGAGTTTTCGGAGCACACACGTGATCTCATCAAACAGTACGCATTCTTAAAACATTATGAAGGTGAGTTTCATGCGTTAAACAGACGATCTAAAGCGGAATATGAAAGCACTTTAAATGCATTGCGAGATTTTTTAAACGATGTGCAACGCGTAGTAGAGTATTCGAAAACTAATGAGCAAGTAATCATTGATATCAAATAGGGGGAATCGAAATGTTTAAGTACGAGAAAAATGCTGAAGGACAAGGTGTACTGACTTTGATGTCGGAAGAATTTGAACAGAAAATCATGCCTCTTGTTTATCAACAAACTACGAATGGGCTTACTACTCAGGTAGAAGGCGGACACTTAGACGATGATTTGACGGAATTTGCTAAACATATATCACGCCAAACCACTCATGCTGTTATTGGTAGCATGCAAGAGTTAATTATCAAGCCACTGATAGATGAATTGTCATTTAAAATCGACCAGCTATCATATACGCAAAAACAACAACCTAAGGAAAGAAAAATCCAATCTGTTACGGGAGGGCCAAAACTAACGCTTAATATGTCATGCATGAAAGCAGATAATAGTAAAATCTCTCACGAGGATCAGCGAGAAAAGATTGATATCCTACTTAGGGACATGTGTCATAACCTTGGATTGTTTCACCCATACGCTTGGAACGATACGTATGACCGCATGTTCTTAGACTATAACATCGATGTAAAGGAAATTCTCATTCAATCTAAGGAGCAATCCAAAGTATGGGCGGTAATTAAGGCAGGGTATGGTCACAAAATGATTGAGGCAATGGAGAATATCTTACGTGAAAGACGATAAACAAACTCCGGTTGAGGTAGGCAGCCAATCGGAAAAGGAGAACGTCGGCAACGTTACTCTACTAGATCGGGAAATATTTGGTTTTTGGGACGAAGACAAAGAGTACGATGGGGAGAGTGTTCATATGGAAAAGGTAAATGAAGCTATTGAGGTATTAGAATCAGCATTCGAAGATGTAAGGTATCGATATGTAGTAACTATTACAGACAGTAATGGTAGCCGAAAAGGAATCGAAAGTAGGGAGCAACATTTAGAAAGTTTAATCGAAATTGCAACGATCGCATTATACGCCTTCGTTGAAGAGAGTGAAGAAGAGATTAGTCCTAAAGTTTGGTTAAAACGTAGGTTAGAAAACATCTTATTTCACATAAATACAAACGGAAAAATAATCGGAGGTTATCGCACATTAGAAGACGTCAAGTATAGCCTGGAAAACTTAGTAAACGAACTGAAAGAAAGCTAATAGGAGGTGGTTACGGTGAGAGACGTAACGAAACGATTGCAACGTATTTTATCGGAACTGGAATCGCTAGAGTCCGACATGCAACAAACGAATACACGTAAGTCACAAACGGATTTAGCGCAGCAAGATATCTTACATACTATTGAAATAGAATCGTTTACTACAGCACGTGGCACTCACTTGTTGAAAGAGCTAAAACGGATCCGTAAAGAACGACGGAAGGCAAAGGATGATCAAGCGGTATTACAGTCCGTTATGCACACGCTAAAAGGCGTTAAACAGAAAGTCGAGTGTAGTATCGGAAGCGTAACCGGAGTAATTGAACGTCAACAAGAGCGACAAGTAACGAAAGGTTATTGACGTAAATTCTACGCTCAAATATCGAGAGAGTTATCGAGGATTTAGCAAGTATATTTAACGGTTAGTACAAATGGAGGAGCAATGCAGTTACACGATTTATTACTGAAAGAAATCTATATCGAGGCGTTAATCCGTCGTAACGTATTCAAAACGGAAGACGGACGTGATCTTTACGAAGCGTCTAACGAAGAGTTACATGCACAATTATTTGACGAGGAGGGAACAGAATGAGAGAAATTAAATTTCGATTATTTAGTAAAGAAAAAAATAAAGTGATTTATCCTGATGAAATGGGTTGGTTCGAAGGTGTTTATAAAGGAAGGAATGGTTATTGGCAAACAACAAAAATCGATTCAGCTATTAGAAGACCAGAAAAAGTAACAGTTATGCAATACACAGGTTTAAAAGACAAGAACGGTAAGGATATTTATGAAGGGGATATCGTCAGTCGTCATGAAGGCGGAATTCATTTTCAAGAAGAGGCACTTGCTGAACATGTTGTTAAATGGGGCAATTTCGGATGGTTACCTTTTGAAATTGGTGAGGGCTATCAAAAATGTGTATACGGTGAAATTTATGAATTTATAGTAATCGGAAACATCTACGAAAACCTAGAACTACTAAACGGAGAAGGTGGCGCCAAGTGACCCGCATATCAACGAAAGATTTCCGCAACCTACCAATCGAAAAGTGGAACGTAACAACATTCCGTGAGTACCTAAAGCACGTGCATGAGGAGCGTTATAAAATTCCATATGTCACTCGAAGCCATGCGATGGAAGGGCGAATGTTAAAATCGTTCATCGCCGAGCATAAACCCGAAGCAACCAAACGATTCGTTGACGCATGTTTTGCCGACTATAAGCCGACGCGGGAGTATCCCGGATTAAACTTTGCGTTTATGTATTCGTATATGCGATCTAGGTTATTACCGAGAATTCTTGAAGAAATTCGTAAAAAAGGTGCACATTTATCTCGGAATAAGGAACATATAACAGTAAGCACAGAAGAAATTATCGATTATTTATAAATGGAGGGGTTAAGATGGGACGGTCTAGACTATCTTTTGATGTCGTAAAAGCGAAGTTTGAAGAACGGGGTTACGAACTATTAGAAACTAAGTATGTAATAGGTACATCGAAAATGCGATATAAATGTCCGCATCATCCGGACAAAGACTTGTCAATTAGTTACGCTGAATTACGTAGCGGTAGCGGGTGTAAGTATTGCGGAATATTAAAACAGAGTCAGTCGAAAAAACATTCTTTTGCACACGTCACAGAAACATTCGAAGCACGTGGTTATACGCTGCTAGAAAATACTTACGTAAACGATAGAACGAAAATGCGATATAAATGCCCGCATCATCCAGGCGAAGTATTTACGATACTATTTTCACACCTACGAAGAGGGCACGGATGTCCGAAATGTGGACAAGAACGAAGTGGACAAGTTCGATCAGAAGCGCATTTTAGAGAGCAAGTATCGAAGGGACCGTCAATCTATACGAAAGCGCAGCGTCAAGAAGCACGCCAAGAAACTTCGAGATTGCTAGATACGTATTGTTACGATTGTCCAAACAAGGATTTACCGTATATCGGAGCAATTGAAGAACATTGCTATAAAAATTGTCCGCATGGAATCGGGTTAGATATACGAAGATGTGGCGCAATATTAGCCGGTGAAGATGTTGACGCTGTGGTTGAGTACTATAAGGTGAAGTTCGAGAAAGAGCGTATCGACCGTAAAGGGGTGACGGTATAATGCAATGCATTCTATCTGATCACTGTTCGCTATACAAAAGCGAATCATGTAACCGACAATGCACCTCGTACATCGCACTACACGGATATAGCGGTAATGGAGGACGTATGGCAGCGACCAACTTACCGAAAGAATACCGTCATTTAACGCTACGGGATTCACCTGTAAAGGACACGCAACCGAAAGTCTATAAATCTATCGAAGCGTATGTAACGACTTTCTCACGGCAATTTGAGGCGGTTGCGTCGTTAGACCCGAAGGACAAAATTAAGTCGATGTATCTGTTTTCCGAAGAAACTGGCACGGGAAAAACAACGACAGCAGCCGTTATTTTAAACGAATGGCTAATCCGACATTACATTGGTAGTTTGCAGCGAAATAGGCAATCATTGCAGGTACCTGGATATTTTTTAGATGTGAACGAATGGCAATCGTTATTTAACGAATTTAATCGGTCCAACATACCGAAGGACGTCGCTGAAAAATCGGCGAAAGAATATTACCGTCGTATGAGTAACGCAAAGGCGGCACCTTTCGCAGTGCTAGACGATATTGGAGTACGGAGTGCAACCGAGGCTTTTCGTGGAGATTTACATGCGGTGATAAACCATCGAGTAACAAACGGATTACCTACGGTATACACTTCGAACATTCCTATCGATGAGTTGGAAAACGTATTCGATCGTAGGCTTTACGATAGAGTCCGAGACTTATGCGTGGTGTTGCCGTTCGAGGGCGATTCGAAAAGGGGGATGCGTAGATGAAGAAGTATATTATCGCTGTATTAATATCTTTACCAACGTGGTTTTGGCTTAGTTACTTTTGCGGATTAAATAATGTCGAATTACTTGCTACCGCTTTTATTCTCGGTGTGACTTTCGGAATTTATGAATCGGTATTGGGAGAAACAGAGAAGTAAGACAAAATTTGAATTTTGTAGGAAAGTGAGGAATGGAAAATGATCTTTGTTAAAAAAGAAACTATGTACACTTATCAAATGACGTTTACAGATAGGCTTGTTTTAACGGGAATTTTAGCAACTCTTCATGAAAAGGGCGAGTTAAAAGTAAATGACAAACAAAGCGAGGAGTATATCAAGAATTTACTTCATGCGATGAGAGATTAAAACAAAAGCGTTATTTTAATCGAAAGTAGGGTTGTTCTAATGAGGAAGACTTCTAGATTTAAAAAGTTTATATGCAACAATTTCAAAGGCCACATTTGGGAATTCTCATATGACACGTATAGAAACGGGAGACTTTCAGAAAGACAGTGGCACTGTACGAGATGTGGATATGGAAAAGTAAGGCTATTTTAATCGAAAAGGGGAATGAGAGTTGGTAACAGTGAGCAGATCGCATAGAGCTTTGAAAAGAAAATACAGACCAATAAGACAAGAGTTTAAGAAAGATATTTTAGAAGTAGCAAAGAATAATCGTGCTTTTGCGGTGATGATTATAGAAACATATGCGGCAAGCATGCACAAAACACATATTACGAAAGTTTGGGAATTGTTAGGGTTCCATCATCCAGAAGCGTATAAAGATTACTGCGATAAATTAATGGGAAGTACTTTATGTGGTAGACATGAAATCATGAGGTCAATCTATTTTGTGGATAAAGAATTATATGAAAAATATTACAGCAAGTTACCAGAATGCTATGCGATGGGTGATGCATTAGGGATAGCGTACAAAGTGCTTAAATCTTAACAAAATAGTTATTTGGCAGAAAGGTAGATAGAAATATGAAATTATATAGCAACGTTTTAGACATTATTTATTGTCATACAAAAGAACAGGCTGATGAACTTTTTGATTTTTATATGAAGAAAGGATACAAAGTCGGGGTTTCTGTCTCAGAAATTGATACAGGAACACTTGGTAAATGTGTGGTTAGAAAAATAGACATTTATAAAAACTAAACAAAATTCTTATTGTAAAGAAAAAGAGATAGGGCTCACACCCCCATCTCTTCCAATAGAGATAAGTGCAGTTTTGCTTCTTCACAATTGGGATTAATGCAGTAATGAATAAACGAATGTTCATCGTGTTGTATGAGAGGTTGATCACAAGATACACATGTGTATGGTGAGAGCATTTTATATACCTCCTTACAGAATATGGGTTAATTGTAGCATAGTTTTAGTTGGTTAAGGAGTAAAACAAAAACGCTATTTTATTAGAAAAGGAGAATGAGAGATGAAACGCTGCAGTAACTGTTTAGAGGAAACAGATTGGATAGATGAGGTTAGTGAATTGTGTACGGCGTGTATTTATGAATTTGAAGAAACTGAATAAAAACTTCATTTTGTAGAAAAGGGGAATGGATTTGAATAAGTTATGCAAACACCAAAAAGTGTATGAAAATAAAATATTGTTTACATATCCGCCACAAGTTAGATGGATATGTAAAGATTGCGGAGAATCTGGAACAGATGTCGCAATAATCCAAGATGATAAAACAGAATATGTAGAAACATATACAGGTTTCGAAGCATTGGATCGTATGAAAACAAATTGGCTTCAGTTAGTGAAGATAGAAAAAGGCCCATTTAATCAGCTTGATTTTATGTATAAACGTGGTGAAGACGGAATTATTCAAAAGGGAATATATGAAGGAGAAGTTGGTGAGGTGTCGATAGAAGGAAGTGATTATAAGCTTAGATGGTTTTCTGAGAATACATTTATAGATATTGATATGGAGGGCGGACAATGACATTATACTCAACGAAAGAACAAGAAACGGTATTAACTTTCGACAATGAAACGAAGGAATGGAGCGCATACTCTTGCGTTCCTAAACACATTCGTAAACTAGTAGACTTACTCGGAGCGGAAAACGTTACAGTTATCGAAAAGGATGGCGACTCTATCCTAGCGGTGAAATGTACGTTACAAGAAAAGCAAGTAAGCATGAAAAAGTTACGTCAGTATAGCGAGGAACAGAAGCGAGAGATGGCGGAGAGAATGCGAGCGGTTCGAGGTGCTACAAATTGACTTATGTAATAGTTTTAAGTTAGCACATTACAAGTATTGTTTATTTTCGTAAACTATTAAATATAAACGATCTTTGATAACCGAATAAAAATCGCTCAACAAATAATATATTGGAGGTGTCGTTAATGAACTACGGAGAAATGTTTTTATCGAAAGTGGTAGACTCGTCGCAAGCGGCCCAGCTTAACCATGTAACAGAACGAGATTTTGTTACTGAAGCTGAACGGAAAGCGTACCGTTTTATCAAAGATTACGTAGAAACTAATCGAGGGAAAACGCCGGACTTCCGTACATTAGTAGCAGAAGTCGATGGATTCACTTACGTTCCACAAGTCGAGGATAGTTTCGAGTATTTAACGAAACAAATCAAGTCCTATAGCGCTAAAATCGAAGTGATGGAACTCTTACAGAACGAAGCACCTAGCCAATTTGAGGAAAAAGACGGAAATAGTTTCCTAGAATGGTTGCGAGAAAAAGTCGACGGAGTTATAATTAGAACAAATGTTCGTGATAAAGTAGGAACAAGCTTAAAAGCCGATACGAACAAGTTCCTGGATGAATACGAACGTCGTAAAAAAGGCGAGTCATATCGAATTTGGCATTCTCGTTTTCCATTCATTAATAAGGCGATTGGTGGCTATGTAAGTTCAAACGTTTACACAATCTACGGAAAGTCAGGGCGTGGTAAATCCGCAACGACTATCGAAGAAGGCGTAGAGATGGCGTTTCAAGGTGCGACCGTACTAATCTGGCTAATGGAAATGGGTTGGTTCGAGGGGATGGTTCGTTTATATACTTCGATTTCTTCTCGTATCGGTGCGACAGTCGCCGAATTAGATGGCGTAAATCTAGAAGCGGGATTCGATTCGAAGGAAATCCGCCACGGTAAGTTATCGGAGGAATTCGAAGAAGGATTCAAAGCGTTTTTAGCAAACATTAACGATATCTTACCCGGTAATGTAATTGTACGAGGCGTAGATGACGACGATTTCCATCGAAGAGATTTACGTCAGTTAGAAGTAGACATTACGGAAACGAACGCAGATGTCGTTATAGTCGATCCGTTCTATTATCTCGATTATGAGAAAAATACGTCGAAGACAGCCGGTGGAGATGCTGCTGAAACATCGAAAGGATTACGTCGATTAGCAGGTAAGACAGGCGTAGTAATGTTCGCTATCACACAAGCGGATGAGGTCGATAATAATGAGGACGAAGATGGTCAGAGGGAATTACGCTTACCGAAGCGTAGCGAAGTAAAGAAAACGAAAGCGTTATTGGAAGATGCCGCGTTACTTATCGCCGTTGATACTGACGCGAAGCAAGGGCGAGGTATGATCGGCATTAATAAAGGACGCGATGGTGGCGAAGGTGAATCGGCCGAAATTATTTACATGCCGCAGATTGGCGTGATTAAAGAGATGGAGACTGGCGAACAAGCAGCGAAGCAATTTACTTCGGTATTCTAGGGGGAATAGAAATGAAGAAAACGAAAGTAAAAGAAATTTGTATTGTATTTGAAAATTGTGAAAGCGTGACGGTTCCAGTAAGTGATATATCTTATTTACATATTAATGATATTAAGCAGTCAATATCTTTGGATTGGCATCATGGCGGGAAACTTAATCATTATCAACACTGTAATGAGTTGAAAGTTCTATTTAAAAATAAAGATGAATACAAGAGGGTTCACAAGTTCAACGATGTTACACAGTTACATTTAAAGTTTGAAGATAGAAATAATGATTGGTTCTATCTTCCGTGGGTGGGCGAAGCCGAGTCGAATAATGAGGCGCAAAATGTAGTTATCGAAAGAGGCTCTATAAAATT